TGCCGTTCATCACGTCCTGACCATAGCCTTCGGCCATCTTCATGGACTGGTTGCCCTGAAGCGCCCGCTGGCTTCCGAGGCCGAATGCCTGGTTCTGTTCGGCGCTGAACGGCGCAACCGTGGAGCCGGGATAATACTCAGGCCCCGGCGTCTGGTACAAACGCGCGGCCTCGTTCATCCCGTACTTGAGGAACGGAATTTGCTCCTTCCACGGATCGGAATTTGAAGTGGTCGTGCTGGTCTGTGTGTCGCTTCCGCTACTGCCGCCCATGATCTATTTCCTTCACAAGCTGAATGGTTTTTGTCTTGTACGCCGGGAGAATGCGCTTCCATCCCGGTCTTGCCTTTTCGATGAGCATGGCATCGCAACCCTGCGACTTCGCCCACTCCTCGATGGTGTCGAGATACCAGACCCAGTTATTGACGCCCTTGCCGCCAGTGAGCCAGACGTTGCAATATTTGGTTCCACCCCTAGTGATAATTTCAGTGACGCAGGCAACGTGAATTTCCTTCTCGTCCGCGCCGATCCATAACTGAGCCGTCTTGAGGAACAGCCGGGAGAGAACATCTTCGATGGTCTCGCCTTCGGCCAGCGCCTTTTCGAGCAGCGGCTTGACCTTGAGCCACACGACTCCGAGATATTCGTCACCGATGCCGGTGCATTGAACCTTGTTCATCCGATGATGGCCACCTGAAACGTACGATCCGTTTGGGCATTGTTGGCGTGCGTCACCGTCCACGCATCGTTGCCACGGTTGGCCGTCAGGACGTACATGGTCCCTGCTGCCAGTTCCGCCGCCGCGTTGGCTGTCTTGGGATCGAACACCACCACCGACTGAGGAGAGAGGCCCTTCCACGTCAGTGTTGAGGTCGCCGCGTTTTCGGTCAACGTCAGTTCCGTCACAATGTCCATCTTCCCGCGCCGCATCTGCTGCACGGCTTCCCACATTCGACGGCCTTGCGGGTCGCGCGGAGCGGGCGGAAGATGAAGGAAGGGACGAACGGTCATCGCTTTGCCTTCACGCTGGCCAGAACTTCCGCCGCCGTCCAGTTCGGCGCTTCCTTCGCCAACTCAACGAGAGTCTTGCTCATGGAAGCCGCCCGCGCCTGTTCCGCCGTGAGCATCGCGTCAGCCTTCGCCTTGAAGGTCGCAATGTCGGCGTCTGTATACTTGAAAGCCGGATAACCAATGCCTGCCAGCTTCTCGCGCCAGCGGTCGAACGCCTGCCCGTTTTGCATGTCCAAAGGCGTCTCCAACCCGCAAACCTTGTCGAGGAAGAAATGAATTTCGTTGCTCCCCGCCTTGAGAAGTTCGGGGAACCACTTGCCGAGGAATGGCGCGAAGTCACGGCGGTCAATATTCATTACGTCACGCCGTACCGCTTCCACAGGTCCATGAGCGACATGGATGCGGAAGACATTGAGGTCTTGTTCTTCTTGTCCTTGTCGGACGTGGAACCTACGCCGAGGTATCCCGTCGAGGACTTCGGGTCGAACTTCGGCGGGTTCATGTAGGGCGACGGGTTCGGGGGCGTGAAGGCCCATGACTGGCTGTACTGCGGGAAGGACCAGGAAAACCCTTGCGGGTTGGTCGCGCCGCCCGTCCCGGTGCCGGTGCCGCCCCGCGTCGGGTCGTTGTCTTCGCCGCCGCCGCCCCGCGCATCACGTTCGGCCTGCGTGAAATACTTTCCGTTTGATGGCCTGTAAGGATAGCCGCTCAACTGCCTGCCGGTCAGTTCGCCTGTCCAATAGACTTTTCCGTCATTGCCCATTGCTTTGGTTCCTATGCTGTAGGGGTCATGAGGGACTGCACATAGGCAATCTCCTCCGGTGTCGCGCCAGCCGCTTGCATGTTGGCAAGAAGCGTTGTGAGTTGTTCGGGTGACAACTGCGGTTCAGCGCCGCCGCCACTGGAAGCCGGGGCATTCTGCATCACGCCAAAGCCTGCGTTCTGCGCGGAGCGAAGCGCGTTGTCGTTGCTGCCTTCGCCGTAGCCGCGAAGCGATTGCGGGATGCCCATTCCGGTTTTCTGGTCAACCCAAGTCTGGACACCCTCGACGCCGTGCTGCTCGATTGCGTCTCCAATCTTCTTGTTGCCGTCCACAATGTCCGTGGCGACTTTCTCAACGTCAACGCCGGTCTTGTCTTTGATCCAACTGCCCCAGCCCTGCTGTTGACCGTCATCAAGTGTTGCCGTCTGGCTCCCCGGCGTTCCCATGTTCGGGGCGGCGGGCGGCATTTCGTTCCGGTACTGGGAAGGCGTCGGCGGTGCCGTGTGCTGGTGATACTCCTGCCCTACGTTACCGAAGGGCGACATGCGCGGGGCGGCAGGGTAGGAGCCGGGAGGCATGTTTACCCGTGGGTCCGTCACTACAGGCGACTGCATCTGAGCAACCGGATATGAACCCACCGCCTCAGGCCGCACCATCTGCGGGGCGATGGGGGCCATTGTCGCCGGAACGCGCGACTGGTCTTTGTTGAAGTAGGCTCCCGGCTGCATGTTCACGCGCGGGTCAGTCGCCACGATGGAAATGGGTTTGGCCTGCGGATAGCCGCCAACAGGCATTCCCACACGCGGGTCAGCAAACACGGATGCGGGCTTTGCCGGGAAGGCTCCGGGCGGCATTCCAACGCGCGGGTCACCCATGACGGGCGACTGCATACGCGCGGCAGGATAGGACCCCGGAGGCATCCCAACACGCGGATCGGACGGCGGGGCGAAGCGGACAGGCGCGGCGGGATAGGAACCGGGGGCCATGTTTGCGCGGGGGTCGCCCATCACAGGGGATTGCAACCGTGCAGCCGGGAACGCGCCGAGAGGCATGGAAGCGCGGGGGTCGCCGCTGATGAACGATTGCAGCGGGCGCGGGTTCGGGCGCGGGATGGCGGGGCGGAGATCGGACGGGCGTGGCGTCGGGCGCGGGATGCTGCCAATGGCTGCTGAAGCAAATTGCGTCGGTGCCGGGAGGCCGCCGCTTCTAATGTCCGCAACTTGCCCAGCCGTCCGTTCGGCATTGCCAAAGACATGGTTTCCAACTCGGTCAAACGGCACGCCAGACCTTGCTTCGCCCCACTTGGGATTCGAAATGGCGTCGTTGTAATAGTGGGTCGCATTGAGCGTGCGAGGCGTGGCCGTCTGCGAGAACTGGCTGTAAGGCGACATGGAGTCGGCAACAGCGCGAAGGCCGTCCGCATAGGCTTCGGTTCCGGGGCGAGTGTTCCTGTACCCAGCGTTAGGACGAAGGCCGGGGCGGTTCGGGTCCACGCCCGCCGCGTCAATGCCGCGCATCATGCGGGGGATGCTGCCAGCGCCAAGATACCCGTAGCTGGACGGATCGGCACGGCCAAGGGCGAGCCTGTTCATCATTACGTTGGCGACTGCCGCCCTGCCAACATCTCCTTCGTGTTGCGCCTCGCCAATGACTGCCTTTGGCAGCATGTTCAGTGCGCCGGGAGAATAGCGCGCGTTGAAGGCCGGGTTTTCTGCGATGGAGTTCCCGAACGCGGTTAGCGTGCGCCGCTGTGCAAGCGCATTAGTGTTCCCCGGCAATGCGCCAGACACGACACCAGGGCCACGGCTGATTGCCGCCATGCGGGCGTTGTTTTGCGACTGGCTGAACGAGTAACCGGGTTTCGGCGATAATTGAGGCCCGCCAAACTGCGTGGACGTTCCAGACGGCCTGACATTCTTGCTTGCCGCCTGTGCGGCCTTGCCGAGCGCCGTGTTCTTCGCTGCCGCTGCCGATGTGCCGGGAACGCTCCTCGCCACGGACTGCTTTTGCGGGGCCTGCTGCTTCTGCGCTGTCGCCTTTGCCGCCGCCTGAGATGCACCCGGACCTTTTGGAGAAGCAACACCGCCGCCTTTCGCTGCCGGTGCCGAGGTCTTGGGAGCGCCGCCGAACTGGGCCGCACTGAAGCCGCCGCCGCTGACGCCGGTGCTTGCGCCGCCGCGATCCGTGTTTGCACTTTTGCTTGGAGGTGCGGGCATTAGCGTCTCCCCATCGTGGAGAATTTGATATCATCAACGCCACGCGCAAATTCCCATGCGCTGTTCGCCGGAATGGTAATCCGCGCCCGGTGATAACGGGCGTTCACGCGGGCGTTACAGAAGCCATAGGAATTGGCCGTCTTCGGCGCGGCATAGGCAACCGCCTCGTCCAGGTGGTTACGGTAACCAACCTCAAGGATCGGCGTGCCGGAGGTTCCCTCAATCATCGGACGGAGCCCACGGACAAGGCTACGGCCACCCGGCGAAAGCTGGTTGTCGCCTGTCTCTATCTTGGCTTCCAGATTGCCGCCGCTGAAAAACCCCTGCTTCTTGGCGGTGTCAAACCCTGAAAGCAACAGACGCCCCGAGCCGGACCAGAAGCGAGAGTCAGTCGGATAGGGCAACTCGTCAATGGTCGCGGCGACCAGCCCCATATCGTCAATCGTATAGCCCGATTGGGTCATGGAGGCATACAGCCAGTCATGCTCCACCGCCGCGCGGGACCATTGCCCGGTCGGCCAGTGATAGATCAGGATAACGTCAGGGTTTGCCGCGCCGACAGTCGGGAAGCCGATGAGGTAAAGTTTATTGATCGGATCAATGGCAGACGTAACGCGGGCAAGCTGTGCGGCGTCGAGGTTGGTTTCCGTCCAGCGGTCCACCTTCTCCGAGCCAATCGGGATGATTTCGGAGCCGCCCCGGATCATGTAGAAACCGTCATCACCGAGGAAAAAGATGAAGTTTTCGAAAGCGGCAATGGAGCCTTCCGAGCGGCACCCGAGAAGGTTGGTCAGCTTGTCGAACCGGAACGCCGTGGGCGGGCCTTCAAAACTCATGCGCTGGATGGCACGCTCCTGAAAGACAACGCCATATTCCCCGCCGACAAAGCCCATGATGGTTCCGCCTTCGGGGAAGTCCTGAAAGTCCGAAAGCGTGGTTGCCGAGGCTACCCAATCTTCAACGTCGCCAATGGCAGACCAGCGGATGCGGTTGTTCCCGGTCGCAGTGCGGGCAAGAATGCCGAACTCCCGGATTGTGCCGGTGTAATAGGCAGTCGGGGGCGTGCCGCCGAGCGCCGAAAACAGGGTATCAACGCCCATCTCGAACACTTGGGGCGCGTCCGTGCCGTTGGCCGCAATGACGAAGTTGCCATATTGCGAGAACGTCCACCGCGCATCCGCGCCTGTCGTATAAGCCCCGCCGCTTGACCGGGAAACGTCATCCCACGTCAGGCCACCTGTCGCCATCTTGTAGAGTTTGGTGGCGTCGCCAGCGAAGTTGAAGATTGTTCCCGAGAGATTACGAAAACTTGCCGCGCCCTGACAGCGGGCGGTAAGCGCCGCCGTGACGGTCGAGAGGGCCGGGAATGGCCGAAAGCCGGATGCAGACGGAATGCAGTTCAGCGCCTCGCGTGAGGCTTCTGTCTGGAATGCGGCGATGTCAGGGAGCCACGGGGCGAAAGGGACCATCAGATCTTCACCGCTGCACCCGGCTTGAGCCTGCGGGCGTTCTTCAGAATGCCGGGATTCTTCATCTCGAGTTGAGCAAGTGTCATGCCGAACATGCGGGCGATCTTCGTCGGGTTGTCGCCTGACTTGATGGTGTATTGCTCCGGGCGCGGCCTTGGCGTGGGCTTGGGAATGGGGGGCCGGGGCATCGGGGCCGGAAGTGGCGGGGTATATGACATGCCGCCCACGGGGCCTCTCTGAGGCATGGCGGGGGCTTCCTGCGGCATTGGTTCGGCAGGCATGCTCATCCGCATCATGTCGCCGTCAATGCGCTGGTTGATGGCGTCAACCTTCTGTCGGGTTTCCTGCCCGAACGGGTCCGGTCCTGTGTCTGCAAATCCGCTGTTCGCGCCGAGGAAGATGTTCTCCTCCGGGGGCGGAGCCGAAGGGGGCGGCATTGGCGGATCGAAGCCCATGCCCTGCCAATCCTGCGAAATGCGGTCATTGAGCGCCGCAAGCCTGTCCTGCGTCGAAAGCCCGTCAAAGGCGCTCCCGAGCGTGGGTTCGGGCAACCGCGTGCCGTCAGGCGCAAAGCCAGCCTCCGCCAGCGCCTTGATAACGGCGGGCGACATGGCGGGGTTCACGTATCCTGACTGCCAAGCAAGCGGCTTCTTGCCCATTACCAGCCTCGCGTCATGTTGAAGTCGTTGGGCGGCAGCATTGCCGGAATGCGGAGAATGGTGTTCGGCCACCGCCTGCGGTTTTCAGCCTGCATTTCCATGAAGGCTTCGCGCTCCATGACGGCGAACCTTGCCGCCACTTCCTCGCTTTCGAGGTAGTTCAGCGCAATCCGGCGCTTGGCTCCCGAGCGGATCAGTTCTTCGGCCTCCACCATCCATGCGTTGGTATCCCCGTCCGCAGACAGGGCCGTGAGGCGGTAGATATAGGACAGCGTGACCGTGTGGACCGCTGCCGGGATCGGGAACAGGCGAATTTCGTTTTTGAAGGACGCAAACACGCGGGGCTCGCCCACCACCGAACCGTCCTGTTCATCGTCAATCGACACATAGTCCAGTGCTTTCAACGGGGCCTTGATGCTGTCAACTTCAAGCGTGGCCGCGATGATCTGCACGATGTTCGGAATATCGGCCAAGTCGGCGGAACCGTAGTATTCCTGATTGGCCACGGTCGAGAGCGTGGCAGTCTTCTGGTTGAACCACCACGGACGGCGCTCATACTGCTTGATGGTGTCCTGTATCCCGTAGTTGATCTGTGCCGTTGTGATGTCGCCATCGTTGGCCAGTTCGTCCGCGATGCGGGTTCTCATGGTCGCGTAGGTGCTCATTTGATGCGGCTCTTTAACCAGTTGCCAATGTGGCCGGTGTAGGCTTTCGGCCCGTCGTGATGCGTAAGCGTCAGTTCGGGGTCCAGATAGACCTTGCCGCCCATTTCACGCCATTCGATGCAGAAGTTGGTGTCTTCGGTGTACAGGTGGCCTTCACGCCAAGGGGCATGGAAGAAGGCGAACCCCTTCTTGCCGAAATGCGTATAGGTGCGCGGCGGGTGCGCCTCCTTGAACCGGTAGAAAACGCTTTTGCTGATGGCGAGGAAGCCGGTTGGCAATGCGTCAACCTCCATGAGGCCGCGTGCATCCGTCCATAGTTCCTTGCCAGACGGGAAGATGACTGGATATTGTTCTTCGTCCATCTTGAAGCGGTAAGCGCCGCCAACCACGTCGGCCTTGTGCTTTGCAACCTTGATGAGGTCGCCGGGGGTCCAGGAAATATCACTGTCAATGAACATGAGGCGATCTGCATCGCTCTCAAGGAACCGTTGAACCAGCAGGTTCCGGCCCGCTGTTGGCGCACCGGTCCCTAGCTGGAACATCGTCATGATTTCGTCGCCACTCATGATGGCGTGAAGTTGCTCGTCAAGAAGGCAACGCGCACAATCTATTTCGAGCTTGCTATCCCGCGTCGGAATGGCGACGAATATCTTCATGTTATGCGGAACCCTTGATGAGGTTCAGCGCCACCAGCGCAGCTCGAAGCGCATTGCCCTGCGCCGCAAGGGTCGCGATGGCATTCGCAAGGATCGTGCTGTTATAGGTGCCGGTCAGGGCAGCGATGCCCGTCGCGGTGTTGGCCGTGCCGCCGGAAGAATCGGTGACAGCGCCCTGAGCGGCCCCGGAGGGCTGCACGATTGCCGGGTCGAGGCCGTAGAAACCGATGAGGTCAGTCGTCGCCTGCCCCATCACCGTGCCGTCGGGGTTTCCATCCGACAGCTGCTTACCAATAGCCATGTGTTGGCTCCTTACTTGATGTTGAAGGGATGCCCCGCCACGTCATGCAGCGGGGCAAGAGTGTTAGGCATCAGCGTGGATGCGGCAGGCAAGCTGCGGACGGATGGCCTTCCAGCCATACAGAACGTCAAGGCGACACGGGAACTGGTCATTGTTGATGTCGTACTGACGAACAATACGCATCGAAATGCCGTCCAGAACCTCACGGGCCGAGAAGTCCACCCCCGAAGGCATCACAAGGTCAGCGGTCGCAAAGGTGAACGCATCCTTGTGATAGAGCATGGAGGTCGTGAGGGTTTCCGAAGCGCCAGCGCCAACCTTGGTGATTGCGCCGCCGTTGGTGGGATAGCCCGTCACGTTCTGCTTGGCACCCGAGACAACGATGGCCGGGGAGATGGCCAGCGAGGTCGCGTTGGCACCCGAGTTCGCCGTGATGACAAACTGCTGGGCATAGCCGAGGTCAGCCTTGGTTTCCGGGTGGACCGCGTTGCAGCCCGCGATGGTGATGACGTCACCAACGAGGAAGGTCGTGGTTCCCGTGTTCACCGTGATGGTCGCGCCGGATTCGGTCGCGCCGTTCACGTTGTAGAGCGTGTCACCCGTGACAGCCGTGCCGGTCGTGTGGTTGGTCGCGTGGGTGTTCTGATAGAAGTCAGTCCCCGCGAACATCGCCACCATGCCCTCCTTGTAGTTCTTGCTGATCGACCGGGGGTCGTTCTGAAGCGACTTGAGGTCGTTCAGCAGCTTCGGCACATGGAACGGCGTGAGCTGACAGTTGAAGTCATCAGCGTCCGGCGCAAGGTTTTCGACCAGCTTCCGGCGGGCGTCCAGGATGTCGAGATAATCAATG